TTAAAGCCTCTCCTAATAGTTTTAATTAAGACCGTAGATTGCTCCACATCCTAATGGGTTACGTACCTCAAGAGTACATTCTTCAACCATCATACCTTTAGTTGAATCACCCTGCTGACCTACATCAACCTCTTGTAGAGGTCTTAGGTAAGCTGTAGCAAACCACATTGGATCGTAAATCAATGCTGAGAAGTTAGCCATGTCTGGTCTAGCAGTTCCAGTCAAGAAATCACTTGCATGATTTGCACCATGCATTATAGCATTAGTATAAGATAAACCCATAATATAGTTTGGAACTACCATGATTTCTCCAAAGTCTGACATATAAACATCAACAGATTGTCTTAATTGACCACCTGCATCAATGTTTCTAACTACGCCAGTATCACTAACCATAAGATCAGAAAAGTCTCTTCGGATCTTTGGTGATACCATGATCTTTGAAGCTTTACCACCTTGCTCATAAATCTTCTGCATAACAGAATCAATATCAGTAAGAGCTAAACTTCCTCTTGTTGGTGCTGTACTTCCACCTACGTTAATAGTAGCTCTTGGTGCAGTAAGACCATCATTATTAGATTTACTTCCTGTACCTGTAGAAGGTTGTGCAAACTGCCCTACATATACACATGTGCTTCCGCTATTAACAAATGATTGATAACCACCTGCAGATCTTGCATTACCGTTTTGTGCACCAATAGCAGCAGATACATTATAAGAGTGAATCATATCAAATTCAACATCTCTTCGTAGTTCTGTACCACGCTTCTTAAGTTGGTATGCATATTCGTCTGCAACACCAGCTTGATCAACAGCTCGTCTAGTTCCTGACACAGCAATAGTCTTACCATTAATCTGTGTGTAGTTACCTAGTCTTGTTCTCTGTGGACCTGACTCTGCAAACTTATCACCTACAGGGGGAGTGCCTGTGCCTCCACCAGCAGCTGGCGCTATAAAGTCTTGTCCTTCAGGGATTCTTGAATCACCTGGAGCTTCGAGTGTGTCTGTTTGCCATTCATGATAAATAGCGGATGCTGATGATTTACCAATGTCTGATGTGAACGGAGTCTCATCTCTGGTAATCATTGTTATAAAGTTCGCTAGGTCTTCTCTTTGTGAGACATTAGCACCTGGGCCACGTGTTGGACCACCTGGGCCACCAGTTGCGCGAACAGCTAATAAGTTAGTCATATCTTAATTCTCCTAAGATTTAAATATTAGATAGTGACCGCTCAGCATAACTTCTTAGAAAAGCATCTTGATCTGCTTTTGATGAATCTTTACTTAAAGCTCTTTTTCTTAAAGCCTGTGCTGCATCAACTTGTTTAGTTTTAGCAGCTTTAGCTTTCTTTACAGGAATAGTTTTAGTAGGAGCTACTTTTCTTTTAGCAGTACCTTTATTTAATCCTTGCTTTAAAATTCTATAATCATTAACAAACTTAACTATATTAGGATCAATAATAGTATCTAATACTTTTTCATTGATTCCTTCTTTAAGTGCAAACTCACGAATATCTTTAGCAATTGTTTCATTAAATCCTGGAATTAAAGTTGGAATAGTATCATCAAATACTTTTAATTGTTCATTCCAAACTTTTTGTATTTGTTCCTGAGATTTTTCTGTAACAGTTTTTTGTAAAGCTTCACGCTCTTTTCTTGCTGTCCAATATTTTTTTTGAATTTGTTCACGCTTATCTTTAAGTTCACCTAGATCATATGTATTATTTTCATCTCTAGCTTTCTCGATTTTTTCCTCAAGCGCATGAAATGATTTTGCATGCTCTTGTTCAGACTTATATAATATAGCTACTGAAGCATCAGACATTCCTTTTACTTCTTGTATTTTTTTATTATAGTCTTCTTCGAAAGTTTTCCTTGCGTCACCAAGTTCACGACCCTTTTTAGAAAGAGATTGTTCAGTAGAGTAACCTTTAATAAGATCACTAAAAGAAACTTCAGCATCTTGTCCATCAATCTTAATAGATACTTTTGCTTCTAAGTCTAATTCTTCAGGAGTAAATAATGTAGTGTCTTGGGTAGCGGACTCAACGTCGGCATCCTCAACTACTTCTTCAACTTCTTCAGTTTTAGCTTCTTCTTCAACTTCTTGGGTTTCAGGTTCATCAGTTTCTTTCGGGTCTTCTATATTTTCTGATTCGCCTGGGTCAACTTCAGGTACTTGCTCTTCGGGTAGAGATTCTTCTTTCGAAATAAAATCCGAATTAGAAACAATGTCAGCCAGCAATTGTTCTTGTGTTCGACCATCCGGTGCAGCAGCATCATCCTTTAAGGGGGTAGAGGCTACTTCTGCTTCGGGTATTTGTTCGCTCATTTCTTATTCACCTCTTTTTTAGGTTTTAATAGTGAGTTGTATCTTTGTTGTAATGAATACAAATAATATAACTTATCACAGTTAAGTTTAGTTTTACCACCACTTCTGCTTGAATCATATTCTAATGTATTAATCATATCACTTATATTTTCCAATAACTTATCGTAATCAATTTCTCGATTCGTCATCATTGTCCTCCTTTAGGTATGGAATATTCTTTCCATATGTCTCGAAGTTTATCATTTTCTCTTTGACACTTCCTAGTGCCATAGCAGAAGAGTAGAGGAACTCTCGAGATTTAGTTTCATGCGGTTCAGTCTTTAACCATTCTATAAATAGATCTATTAAGACTTCTCCATATACTTCATCAAAAAATTCATTTCTTTCTTTAGATGCAAAGTGCCCTTTAACATGGGCACGTCGCGCTAATTCTTCAGGATGTATTTTATGATTACCGTATGATTTTTTATTGCCCAGCTTCTTCTCAGCTGTCTCACGGTATTTGTCCATATCTTAGCCACCAAAAATTGGTACTAAGATCGGAGCTACAACTTCTTTTGTTAGGCCTAAAGCTAGAACTAGTTTAATACCAAAACTAACTACGCCTGAAAATGTAATTGGATCCATAATGTCCTCCTATTATTTAAGATGCAAGATGAATATATAATTTTTCATCTTTTTGCGCAACTGTTCCATGAGCAGTTTTAACGCTTGTTAATGTCTTAGCAGCATTAGCAAGACCTGATAATATTGTAAAATCTTTTTTCTGTACAGTTATACCAGATTGCTCTACTGTTGATCCTCCCGTTGTTACATCAAATGTAACAGCAGCATCCGTATCATTAACAATTAATATACTAGTTCCTGATACGGCTCCGCCTGATTGTGCTGCACCAACCCCTGATGCATTAATTGTAACTGTTGCCATAATTATTCTCCCTTTAAAATTTGTTTGGCCATCATTATAATTTGAGCATAATTAGGATGCTCAGGTAATTGTGCGCCTTCCTTAACTGCTTTAATGTTAAGGTCAGCCCATTCTTGAAAATGTTTATCAATTGATACTGCTAACTGTTTAGCATTGTCATCTTCAGTATTTTTAGTTTGAGCATTAGTAAATCCTACGTTTGCCTCCGCTAAAGCGGAATCAGCCATAGCTTTCTTTTGCTCTATCTGTTTCATTTGATCAGCATCTTGAGATTGCTTTTGAATTGTTTGAGCAGCTTTCTGCTTAAACTCATCAGTTGTATAATCTTCTAAGAAATCATTACTATCTAAGCTCATTGCTTCAATTAACTTAGTTGCTAATATAGCAGGTGCTTCTGGTTTAATAACCATACCTACACCTTGTTGATTTAATGCTGGTAGTATTTCTGCACCAACTTTAGATAACTTTGCAATCTGATTAGCATTAGAGTTCTCACCAATATCTAATAAAATTTCTACATCCATATTAGATGGAAGGTTATCAATATTAACTGTACCGTATACACCATCTAGATTGTATGTCATTTTACCTTTTATATTTTTACGCATTGATTCGTATATACCTGAAACTAATTTCTTAAAACCTGTTTCAGCAAAGCGTCTTGCAATATGTTGTATTCTTTTCTGCGCTGCAGACTGCACAGCAGCTAGTTTCTGCTCTGAGTTACCTGATATATACAAAGTATCGTTAAGGCCTTGTGCGGCC